CTGTCACGCATAGTTAGAAACTCCATTCCTGATAGCTGGCGATTAGGTCGCGCACGCCTAGGGGCAATTCCATCGGGACCACGCCGCTCGCGCCGACGATGGCTGCTTCGCGGTTCTCATACCAATTCGCGGCTAGCAATTTGATCGCTTCCTTGATCGCCGCTGGCACCGCATCTGCATCGCCGTAGCCGGCGCTGTAGGTCACGGTCACAGCACCGGCGACGCATGCCGCGACTGGCCAGCACGTTCCGGGTATCGGGTAAATCAACGTGCGGCGTTCGACGTTAAGCGGCGTGGCGATGTAGTCGCCGGCATCGACCGTCTGTGCTGCTAGATCGGTGTCGAGATATGCGACGCTCGTGACCGACTGCACCGGCGAGCGTGGCAATTCCAGGCCGCTACGGGCGAAGCTGTCAAAGGTCGCCGTGAGCGATTGAGTCAGGAACGCCTTGCCAGTGACGCGCTCCAAGTGCTGTTCGGCCGCAGCGATCTTGCCGGCGAGCAAGTCGGTATCTTGATCGGCCGGTAGATTCAGATGCGCTTGAAGCTCACTAACGGTCACGCTTGGCATGTTGAATCCGTAGGTTGTGAAACACTATTTTGCTCGTATCTTGCGCGATGCAGGTCCGCCGGTCCTTTGGTGTTTTCGGAAAGTTTCGACCCACCCCCGCGTTGCCTCTCCGCTGGCGTCAGCACTCTTTCCAGTGGCCAGCCGCGACTGAAACGCCGATGCATAGCGGCGACTGTTATGCCTAGCTCGTGCGCCCACTCTTTGACCGTGAGAGACTGCCCGTTGTGGGTGAACTTGCGCGGGCTTCGGCCACCGCTTGCCATACGCTGTCGCTGCGGCTTGCTATGGTATTCTGCAATCTCTTTCGTGGCGTACTCTATAACCTTGTGCATGCTGGCATCGGCGTACTCACAGACCAAGGCCAAGTCCTTGCTAGGCGTCGTGAGCCAGCGCCGTGCTTGCGCAGACTCAACAGCACTGATCCGCTTCACGTCAACGGTCGCATCGGCGAGCGCCTGCTTGATGACTGCACGCCACAGCCGTTGGTGATCTATCCCGATCATGGCTGTGCTCGCCGCTCACGCGCTTGCTTGGCGCTGTTGTGGCAGTGGGCACATAGGGCTTGCCAGTTGTTTCGATCCCAAAAGCGAGTGCGGTTGCCGCGATGCGGAATGATATGGTCCACAACGGTCGCCGCTTCGCCGCAGCGTTTACACCTTGAATTGACTTGCAGGAATAGAACGCGCTCGCGTTGCCATCGTGAGTCATAGCCGCGCTCGCGTGCGTTGGGTCGGCGCTTATCTGCTTCGGCCTTGCGAGCACGCTGGCAATAACAGGTCACGCCGTAGGGCACGCGGCGACCGCAGCCGCAGATATGGGGCGCGGCAAACGGCATTAGGTCGGACTCCGGTTCGCGCCGGTTGCTGCCCATGCTTTTAGCTTGGCGTGCGCTTCGGTTATATCTGCTTCGGAATGGTGCAGCGGTGCAGTCGGGTCGCTGTCCGACTTGGAACCGAAGATCGCCTTGAGTAGATCAACCCGGCCCTTATGCGCAGCGAGGATTTCTGCGGGTGTGGCGTTCCATGTGGCCTCCGCTGTCCATCCAAGCCAGCCCGTGCCGATTTCAAAGAGCTTGGTGTAGTAGGCGTTAAAGGTGATGCGCTCGCCGGTTGACGCCGTGGGTTTGTCGCTTGCGTCAATATCCATGCCGGCGAGCGCAATGACGAGATTCATAACGGGCAGTGCCACAGCCTCGACATGCCGCAGCGGATAGGCTTCAAAGGCTTTCAGAACGTCGGGAATGCTCGACTTTTGATCCGAACACTCCCCGATTACGTCGGCAATATGAGTAAGAGAACCGCCGGCAATTGCGCGCAACAGCACATCAAAGCCGTAGCGGTTCTCCAATCGATAGCCAGCACGGAGCGTCGGACGCAATCGGACCATTTCTGTGCCGATGGTAAGAGTCGTCTCGCCGCTTCCGAGCCGCATCGATCTTCACTCGCCGCTTGCTTACGCCGTGGCCGATTCATCGCCGTACACGTACAGCAGCCCGCCGTTCGTTTCGTCGGGGTACCCCGTGAACTCGACATTAAACACGCGCTCCTCATCGAGCTTGTACGCGAAGCTCATGCTTCCCGAAGTCATGGCGAGCGGAACGACAAAATCCTGAGACTTGTCATTTGCGGCCACGCCTTGCGGGTGCAGCGTGAGCTTTTGCGCGAGTGCGCGGAGCGAGGTTCCGACACCGTTCGGGACCGTCACTTTCTTTTTGGTCGAATCAACGCCATCGGTCACGAGCGCCGCACCCGGCATAATCGCAACGAGATTGTCGAGCGTGGACTCGGCCATCGGCACTTTCACCTTGACGGTGCGCCCGGTAATCACGCTGTCGATCGGGGAATCGCCAAACTGATCCACTTTCACGTCGGCGGCCGTGGTGGCTACCTCAACCTCTACGCCACCCTTGGTATAGCCTAGGTCAACGGCATTAAAAGTCACGCTGCACGGGCCGAGCTTCACATTGTCCGGGCTTGAAGGCATTTAGAAAATCCTTTCGTTATAAAGATGGATGGTGCAACGGGGCTTTATTGCCCCGTCGCTAATTGGTGCTCGGATTAGACCGAACACTTCAGCTTGACGATGCGATCCGGGTGGGTCACGTCGGCACCCACGCGTTTGCGAGCATGAAAGCGGACGATGCCCGACGCGGCTTGCGTGAACGGGTCGCGCAGCACGGACAGCGAGACGCGGTCTACCACGCGGTAGCCCGACATATCGCCAAAGGCGATGGGGTAGGTGTTCGCGCCGACGTCGTCCATATCGATCATTTCGGCAATCGGGCGACCAAGCAGGGTCATGGGCGCACCGGCGCTGATCGGATCGACGATAAGGTATCGACCGTTGCCATCTTTCCACTTGCGCACGGTCGCCAGCGTGGTGCGATTCATGAGCCAAGTCCCGTTCTGCGCATGCACAGCCGGCAATGCGTGGAATAGGTCGAAGATCGCATCCGCAGGATCGGTCGCGGCGAAGTTGTCTGCCACGCCAGTCACGATGATGTTGGTGATCGCCGCAGAAGCCATCAGGCCGACGGGCTGGTTGTTGCCGTCGCCGCTACCTTTGACGAATGCGGTGCCTTCGGCCTTGCCGAATTGCTCCGCAAACTCCGCAGCAAGCTCGCCCGTGAGGTTGTAGGCGTTGTCCTCAAGCAGTTGCTGACTCACGTCAACGTAGGTCGCAAGCTCATGCGGCGTGATCGTGAGTTGGCCGAACGTCGGCTCGGATTCGCTCCGCGCGGCAGTTTCACCCACCCACGACGCGGCGAGCGAGGTAAGCCGCTTCGGATACTTCACGGCGCTCGCGCCGATGGTGACAACCTTGGCGTAGGAGCGCAGCGGGCTGTACTGCACCAGCGCCTTCAGCAACTCGTTGCCGAATGCCTCGGGTGCGATGTAGCCGCCGCTGGCGTCGGTGGCGACAACGAGCGACTTGATTTCGTCCGCAGCCATGCGCTCGATACCGCGACGGGCGAACGATTCAAACGCCTTGGTTTCAAGCTCGGCATCTTCGCTCTTGCGCTCGCCAGTGATGACACCCGGACGATTCATCTTCGCCTCGATTTGGTCGAGACGCGCGTTGAACTTCGCGGCGTCGGCGGACTTGGTTTCGACCGCAGACAAACGCTCGTTGACGGCAGCGCGGAACGTATCAAGCGCCGCGTTTACAAGCGCCGCCGGATCGTCGGCACCGTCATCCTTCATTTTAAAATCAACGGGAGCAATATGCTTCATGGTAGTTTCATTTCCTCATTGTGAGCGAAGCGCCGCAGCGGCGCGGTTGATCGCAGCGGCGATGGCTATCGCTGCCGTTGCGGTTTTCGCGTGCAGAATGCGCGCGCGAGGGTGAGCCGGATTGCGCACGACAGAGACTTCGTGCAGGTCCAGCGAGCTAATGACGCGGCCTTTGTTCGGTCGCGGTGTGGATGCTTTGGTTTTGAAGCCGATTGAGAGGCCCGTAATCAGGCCGCTGCGGATCATGCTGCGCACGGCGCGGGCGCGCCGGTCATCCTGAAAGAGTTGGCCCTTGACCGTGAGTCCGTCTGCGGTTTCCGCGACTTCACTCCATAGGCCGATGGGTTGTTCCGGATCGTGGCATAGCAGGATGGGCAGGTCATCCACGGCGATGTTGAACGCGCCCTTGGTAATCACATCGCCAAGCTGATCCGGGCCGGCATTGAAGGGCCAAGCGATTCCAGACAATGTTCCAGCCGAGTCGATTGCAATCGAGGCTTTAAGCTCTAGGTGGTCCATTACGCATCACCCACAAGTGCATTCTCGACAGCGGACATGCCGACGCGTCCCGCTTCAAGCGAGCGACCGAACCAAAGTTGTTCCAGCACGGCCACGGCTAATTCGTAGCTTTCGATCAATGGCCGCGCCGGCACATAGGCCGCGACAAGCGCCGCAGCTTCGCTCGGCTCACAACCGCCGCCGATAAGGGCAATCCGAATCGTCTCGCTCACGTCGGCTTGCGAAAAATCGCCGCTGAAAATTCGCTGGCATATCGAGCCGATGCCGGCACCTAGCTTGCGTTCCAATTCCAGGACAAGCGGCGCGGCGATCTTGAATGTGTGTTCGGCGTCGCCAAAGAACCGGCGATGCGTCAAATCCGAAACGGTTTCCGTCGCAGTCGGGTCGCGCGGCGTCGGCGCGTCGTTTCGCTCAATCGACCACTCGGAACTGGCGTCGGCCGGAACGATCTTGTCACCCTGAAACTCGTAAACGGTCATGCTGCCACCTGTTCAGTTGGTGCAGCGGCCGTGTTCGGGTTCTCGAAACGCTCGCCACCGGCGTAGGGCGGCCGATTTTCTGCGGCGCGGGCTTCGTTCGGATTGAGAATCCGAGCGGCAATCGCCTTGGCGTATCCATCCATGCGGGTTGCAAAGTCGGCGCGGGTGAAAGCGTCAATTTGGAATTCTGCAAAAAACGTGTCGCGTTCAGCCGGTGTGAACAGCTTTAGCCGTAGCTCGCCCTCCCATCGCTTAATCCACGGCAACAGGCTGTAGGTCAAAAACTGCCGGCCCATTTCCTCGGAATTTCCCCACGTAGCGCGCCCGTATTCCATCAAGAAAATCGGAGGCACGCGGAACACGCGAGCGATTTCCTCGATGGTGAATTTTCGGAGTTCGAGGAACTGTGCATCCACACTCGAGAGCACCAACGCTTGCCATTGCGCATCTGCCGGGATGACTGCGGTTCCGCCAGCCTTGCTGCCCCCGTGCGCGGCTTGCCATGACGCTTTTGCTTTTCCCAAGGCGTCTGGCGAGACGTTGCCTTTGAGGCTCAAAACGCCGCTAGGCCGCGCGCCATTGCCGAACAACTGCGCCGCGTGGCGCTCTAGGATCAGCGCCAGTGCAATTGCTTCACGGGCGTCCTGCACCAGCCCGCGACCACACAATGAGGGGCTTGGAATGTGCAGGATGTTCGTGCGCGCCACGGCACTGCCGTTGACCTTGTAGCTCGGCTCGCCGGTAACTTGATCGCGGTTCACCTGCACCGTGTCGGGATCGAGCCGGAACAGTTCAACCGGCTTGGCACCGACGAAATTGACGAATCCGAATCCGCCGTCGCGATGCAGTAGAGCGTCGCGGGTCACTTCCTCCCGGAACTGACTCGCCGGTGTCCACTCGTTGGCGTCGTCATGGAGAAGCTTGAAAGCCGGGTGATCCGGTGCGCGCTCTTTCGCGTCGGCACTCGTGCGCCTGTAGACATGCACCGGAAGTTGGCCAATAGCCTCGGCAATTACCTGCACCGCACACCGCACGGGCGCACACTGCATGGCTGTTCGCGGCGAGACTGAGATACCGGACGCACTCGGCTGTGCGCCGAATAGCTCGAATAGCGCCGCGTCGGGATAGGCGAGCGACTTGCGCTCTAAGCCAATCCAGGCAAGAATTTTACGCTGAAACGACACTCACGGGTTAATTCTCGCGATCTTCACCGCCACACTCTCTCGGGTCGGCCAGGAACGCATAGAAACATCTTAGATCGCCAATAGGATAGCATACTATTGCGCGAATGCAACAGTCAGCCAAGTTGCCTATCTAATGTTTTATTTGATGCTAAACGGGAATTGTCAGAAAAGCTCCGGTGCATCCACGCACCGGAGCCAGGTGCGCTGTTACAGGTTGACTTTCGCTTTTCGATACAATTCACCTGCCAGCATTCGAGCCATTTCCATAGGTGTTTGCGGGGAAAACTTGGCAGGCGTTGATGTGCCCCAAGGCGTCGTAATACGGATCAAAGTCGTATCTTCCGGGATATGCTCGAAAGCACAATCCTCGCCTTTATATTTGAATGTTTCCCAAGCCATTCTACACAGGCTCCTTTAACGATCATCGGGTAGGATCGATGCAGGCCAGATATTGCCCACTTCGCCAAGGCGAAGCTTGATAGCCTCCGCGTCGGGGGTGCCGGTGACGGGACAAGCCGGGAGCGGTTTGGCCAGCGCCGCGACCAATGCGTGATAGGTCGAGTTGTCGAGATAGGTCGGTGTCATGGTGTCGATAGCTTTCGTTGGATTAGCGTCGTCCCCGTCGTCATTAAGGTCACAACCCTGTGGCCACGTCAACGGAGAAGTTGTGCAGTCAGCTCTGACTGACTTTGGGTTGTAGAGCGGAACCCCCGGTTTCGCCAGTCGAATCGTCGCCACGGGAACGCTTCGCTTTCCGGGAGTGGTGATCCACAGCGGCAGCGGCGAATTTAATTCCGGGAGTGGGTCTGAAAATACCTCCCGGAAAGTAATTCAAAAAGCCGCGGGCGAAGCCCGCGCCGGCCCGAAGGGCCGGAACCTTCTAATGGTCGATGTCACGAAATTCGATGTCACGAAATTATGTAACGCGCCCCGACTCTTCTAATAACTTATCTACTCTTATAATAACTTATCTACTCTTATAGACCGTTACGGATTTTCGTGACACGCGACGCGTTACGGATTTTCGTGACGGCCCCGCACCCTACTGCGGCGCTTGCGCTCCGCAGCGGTCATTGGTTCGGCTCCTAGCCGTGGCCTGCCCCGCTTCCGGCCCGTTGCATGCTTCGCCCGGTATCGTCGGACTCGTTCAGCGCCAGTCATGGGAACCTTGCCCTTCGTCCCGGCGATGAACCGCCCAAAAATACGATTCCGCTCCGCGTAGGGCCGCGACCAAAAATCAGGATGGGCCGCGAGTAGATCGGCGGCGCTCAAGCCGTCTTTTAGGAGCCGATTGCGAACCTTTTCGCGATCTACCGCCAGCGGGTCGCTCAGGTCCGGCTTGGCGATCCGGGGTAGCTTCGCGAGCTTGCGTCGAATTGCTGCGAGCAAATCAGGGGCTACACCGCGGCGCGGTTCAGGTTCACCCGACTCTAGCTCGCGCCGCAAGAGTTTTTCATCGGCAAGGGACAGCGGCTTGGATTCGTCGATAGTTGGCGCGCATTCAATTTGCGCAGGTTCCGGTCCCGGCGCGTCCAAGCCGGCTAAGATTTCATCGACGGTCACACTGTCGTTGGTATTTTGCCACGCTGCGGGTGCTTCAGCGCATATGCGCTCAATTTCGGCTAGCTCGGAAAGAGCTTCCGCGTCGAAAATTTCCTTGTCGGATAATTGCGCGGGGTCGGACGCGTCGCTATATTGCACGTTGTCACCAGTAAGTTGTCACCATCAAAGCAGCCGCGTCCTTGCCGGGTCGCGGCTGCAACCTTTTCATATAGCGCGCAGTCTGGCGCTCGCAATAGGCGGGTGCGTTTCGTGTCTAATTGGTTTTTGATACCCCGTTCAAATACGAACCATGGTTCGTATTTCAAATCGCTCCAGATTGGCCGCTGGTGAATCTTTTTCCTGCCCGGTGTCTGACAGCCGGGAAGCTCCCCGAACGCACCAGCGGCCAATCTGGTGAAGGCGTGAGGCCATTCTCTTTGCTTATGACGTGTGCGGGCTTTGTTATGGGCGCGGCGCGCCACGGGGGCTAGGCGTGAATGTGAGACAGATTCAGACCGGGATACTCGACAGCCTCAATCATCCGCACGCGTTCAGCAAGCACACCCTCGGGTAGGATTCCATATCGTCCCGTGGTGCTCGCCTTGCTGTGCCCTAGCAGGCACGCGAATTGTTCGTCCAAGTAGCCGGCGCTTCGGAACGCGTCGGCAATGCCGTGGCGGAACGAATGGAAAT